ACGACGCAGATTTACTAGCCGCCGCGCCTGAACTGCTTGAGGCGTTAGAGGCAATGGAAGAAACTGTCAATCAGGTAGTATCTGGCATTCGCAATGGTAGTACCGTTGAATGGGTTGCGCTGCTCACAAAGGCACAAGCAGCAATCAGGAAGGCTACGGGTGAGCGATGAAACCATACCAGGAATACCGACGGTGCTCATGTGGAACCGTGTATATTATCAGCCGACGCAGCCAGCGCCACCGCTGTAAACGATGCCACGAAACGGCAATGCAACGCGAGCGACGCGAGTTGAGGAAGGAGAGGGATAATGGGTGATGGGAAGTGGTGGGTGCTCGCTGGCTTTTTTGCCTACATCGCGCTGTGAGGTCTGGGGTTGCTCGGATGACTACTACTCGAAGGGTAGCAGAGATTTTAGGGGTCGGTGAACGAACCGTTCAGCGATGGGTGCAACACGGCATGCTACCGTGTCAACAACGCTCGCCTGCGTACATCAGCGCAGATGATATTATCGGATTTCTGCGCAATCCTGAGCACTGGCATCGGTGGAGCGCAGAGAACATAGCCAATGCGGATGTGCAAGAGTACGCGCAACGCGTGCGCGGGAAATGGATGCGGTGCTCAGTATGGGCGCGCCAGCACGATATACCAGAGTGTACGGCGCGAGACTGGCTCGTCGACGGCAAAGTAGTGGGTAAGAAAATCGGCAACATCTGGTACATCTGGGATGATTGAAGCTATGTAAACAAAAGAGAGGAGAGTATGACACCACTTGCAGATCATCAGATCCGCGCGCTCGCTCACGGCGGCATGATCACGCCGTACAGCGAAGCTGTAGGCGCGCCGGCTGTTTCGTACGGGCTTACGTCCTATGGCTACGATATGCGGATTGACGCCGTGTTTCGCTATCCACAGCGCGGTGTGGCGCTCGACCCGAAACGGCCTGAATTGGCACAATGGGTTGACGTGCAGACGCATGGGCAGGACGTGCCATACGCCATAGATCCGTATGTTTTCCAGGCGGACGGGCAACCGATCTTTCTGGTCATGCCGCCATACTCGTTTGTGCTCGGGCGCTCTGTAGAGCGGTTCCGCATCCCGCGCAACGTGACGTGCACGGTGTTGGGAAAGAGCACGTACGCTCGCAATGGTACCATCGTCAACGTGACACCGCTCGAACCTGAATGGGAAGGCCATGTCACGATTGAGATTAGCAACACGACACCCCTGGCGTCGATCATCCACATCGGGGAGGGCATCGCACAGGTGCAGTTCTGGCAGGCAAGCATGACGTGCGAGGTGTCGTATGCAGATAAAAAGGGCAAGTACCAGGGGCAAACCGACGTAACAGAAGCGAGGATGTAATGACGAACGAACTACAAGCCACCGTACCACAATCCGAACTAAGGCGCGCTATAGCCACTGTGCGCCCCGCTGTGGCAGGTAAATCATCTATCCCTAGTCTCACTCACATTCTTCTGACGGTGGCCGCTGGTAGGCTCAGGTTGGCTGCTACAAACCTGGAAATGAGCATTACTACCCGTGTCTCGATATTCTCCGGGACGCACGGCAGTATCAGTGTGCCCGCTCGCCTGCTGGCGGATGTGGTGGGCGGCTTGCCGAATGATATGGTAACGCTCCGAATGCATGGCACGTCCCTGCGCCTGGAATGCGGGCGTTTCGTAACCAACATCGCCGGGCTAGACGCTGATGAGTTTCCGCGCATTCCTACCACAACCGGGGAGGGTATCTCATTCCCGGCACCCGCATTGCGCGACGCGATAAAGTGCACCGCATTCGCCGCCGCCACAGACGAGAGCCGCCCGGTACTCACGGGCGTCTATGTTGGCATTGGCCCGGAAGGTGTCAAACTGGCGGCAGCAGACGGGTTTCGCCTGGCTAAGTACGTATTGGGCACAGAGAGCATGCAGTCCCGTCCAGACCTGATCATCCCTGCCCGCGCATTGCGCGAGTTGGCTAACATCATCGGGGATGCAGAAGGTGCCATCAGGATGGCAGTTAGCGACAATCAGGTTGTTTTTGAGACAGGCGCAACTACGCTTGTCTCACGTCTGATTGACGGCCAGTTCCCCGATTTCGAGCGCATCATTCCCAAAGAGCACACCACGCGCTGCCTTGTGGACACACGGGAGCTGGCGAAAGCCGTCAAGCTCGCGTCTCACTTTGCGCTCGCCAGTCAGGGTATTCTGAAGGTTCAGGTGCAGGAGAAAGAAGGACTAACACTCAGCGCCAATGCTGCCGACGTTGGCGATAACCAGGGTACCATCGGCGCGATGATCGAAGGCGCCGACAACGAGATCGCCGTCAATGTGCGGTTTCTCGCTGATGTGCTAGAGGCAACAGAGACGCAGCAGGTAGCGCTGGAATTGATGGGCGCCCATTCGCCGCTCGTGCTGCGTCCTGTCGGGGATGATCACTACACGCACGTCATTATGCTGATGTCCATGCGGTAGGTTTTGCAGTAATCTCCTATCATATCTCCCGAACCTCTTGACACACAATCGTGTATACTAATGTCAGTTGAGAGACAACTGGTAGCAACACAGGAGAGACACAATGACACACGCAACAGCACTTGAGCTACTGAAACAAGCCCGCGACATCATCGGGCAAATCGAAACACTGGACACCGAAGAGGACTTGTACATCGACACGGAGGGGTTTATCGCAGCGCACAGCGGCCTTGCAGCACTGGAAAGTGCCATCCGTGACGCATCCTGGCACGAGGAGGGGAGAGCACTGGTGTGCTATCGCCAGCGCAACAACGAGACATACCAAGGGCGGATTTTCAGTTGTTTTGACGGCGGGTACAGGGTGTGCGTCGTACTGCCAAACGGCTATCGTATTGAGTCGGATAGCGTATTATTGCAGTCTCGGTCGGACGCTCAGGATTGGGCGCAACGTGAGTTTGATAGGTTAGGTGTGCGATGACTACTGACAACACCCTCACCTACCAGGGAGCCGCCAAGCACCTGGGCGTGCGCACTGACTACGTGCGCAAACTGGTACAACGCGGGCGGCTAAAGGCCGCGCCCGCCGTCGGCAACCGTGGCCGCGTCACCCGCGCCTCGGTGGAGCGCCGCCGAGCGAGGGCAGCGGGCGCGAAAGCCGCTAGAGGAACTGAGTGAGCGGCAACGGTACAGGCGGCAAAAAAAGTAATCATAGCCCGAGGCGTTGTATCGGGCTAGAAACTGCAATGAATAAAATCATCACACACACATCGCCAGATTGGGACGCTATCGGAGCCGCGTGGTTGTTGCAGCGCTACGACGATCATTACAGGCACGCTGAGATTGTTTGCGCTAGTCGTGAGCAAGTCGAGGAATACAAAGACACGCACGCCGCTATTGTGGATTGTGGCAGTATCCTTGACCCGCTTGGGCGCCGCTTCGACCACCATCACCTGCCGGAGGGCGCCGCGAATGAAACGTGTGCTGCGTTGCTCGTTTGGGAATGGCTCGGCGGGCACAATGGCGTTGCGGCTCATCTGGAGCCGCTCGTCATGCTCATCTACGCAGGCGATACGGGCCGTAACCACTTTGGTGCGGGCTACAGTCGCCAGGTTGGTCTGCACGCGCAACTCAGCGCCCGTAAGGCGGCAGGCTGGACGGACGCCGCATTAATGGAATGGGGATGCCAGGAGCTTGATCTGCTGGCAGCACGCTTGCAGCGACAGGCAGAAGCCGCCGCCGAGCTTGCGGAGAAACTTGTGTGGCGTTCCGAAGATGGCAAAGTCGTTGCCATTGAGCACGGACAGCCGCGCCACAGTCAAGCCGCGTTCGCCGCCGGGGCAACGCTGGTCGTGTTCCGCAGCGACATTCCAACAGAGAACGGCACGTCTTACGCCATCGGCATCCAACGCAATCAGGCTGCTGAGTTCCCGCACGTTGGGAGTGTCCTTGCGGACTCCGCGTTGGATAGTGCAATGCAGGCTGATGATTGGTTCCGACATCCGGCGGGCTTCTTTGCCGGGCGCGGCACAGGCAAGGCCACGCGCTTTGACCCGGTTCCGGGAGGGTTGACGGTTGACGCTGTGGCTCGCACCATTGATGCAGCGTGGGAGCGCTAGGAAAGATCCGCCCATATCTCGCAGCCCCGCTTCGGCGGGGTTTTGCTTTGCCCGGATTGTGCAACACGTGTTGCACGTTTGTTGCACATATGCTATAGTAGCAGCAGCGATACGAACTTACACGAGGAGAGAGTATGCACGCGTATGGATACAACGGAGGCTATGGGTACACCAAACTGATCGGCCTGAGCAATGGAGAGGAGATTGTTAACGTCTCGTTTCCCTCGATGATCGCTCCCGCTTCGCGTGCGGTTGCAGGCGCCCTGGAACGGGCCACAACCGTCACGATTAACGGATCTGAGTATTGGGTGGGATTGGATGCAGAAATGGCCGCACACCCGCTCACAGACCTGTCTGAGGCACGTCTGACGCATCCTGCTTTGATCCCCGCGATGGTCAAGCACGCGACGGCGGGAATAAGCGACACAGGAACCCTGGTGACTGGCTTGCCAGCGCATCAGGCAGAGAATGAGGAGTACGGGCGGGCGCTGGCAGCGCGATTGCGCGAGGCGAGTGCTCTGTGGGAGGGCGATATCACGGTCATCGCCGAGCCGGTTGGGCTGCTCTACAGCCTGTTACTCGACAACAATGGTAAAACGACGGGCGATACAGCACTCAAGGGCAGCGTCGCCGTTGCCGATATCGGGCACCTCACGCTGGACGTGTCCGAGGTGCAGAAGATGCGCCCCGTGAGCACGGGTATGGACGCCCGCGAACTTGGCACAGCGCAGCCGCTCAAGGCTATCCGCTCGTTTCTATCGAGTGCGTTAGGCCGCGAGTTGACGCTCTACCAGACTGATCAGGCGGTGCGTGCTGGCGGCGTCACGATTGCAGGCCAGTTTGTGAAACTGCCGCCAGGATGGGATGCACCGCTTGATCAGCACGCCAACACTATCCTGTCGTACCTCACAGAGCGATGGGGTAATGGTAAGGGATACGATGCTATTCTCATCGGCGGTGGCGGTGCAGAATTGCCGCAACTCACGGATGTAATCCAGGCGAGATACGGGCATGCCGTCATCGTGCCAGAGCCTCAGATGGCTGTCGCTCGCGGGTATGCGCGTCTCGCGGCCCGGATTGCGGCGCAATGATAACAGGATTCCGGCTCTCTCCAGAGATGCGCGCATTATTACGCCGCATCGGCGGCGGGAACATTGCAGCCGGATTGCGGGCGCTTGTGGTCATTGGCGCGCATCACGCTGGGCAACCTATCCAGGGGCTTGACAGAGAGGCGGCACACGCATTAAAGGAGCCGCTAGACGACGCCACACGGGCCGAATTGAAGCGCGTCATGAGTGCGCCACAGCGCTACACAGCACCACAGGCACCCGAACAGCACGACGACGATGATGATGATTTTCCTATCGATGTGGGAAAACGATACTAGAGGAGGTATCATGAGCGAACACACACAACACCTGTACGCTGCCGCGCTACTGGCACGGAACATGAACACAAACGATGCTGGATTTGGGGTCATCCTATTCCTATCAGCGAATGACACAGACGCACGTGAGCACGCGATGCAACAGGCATACAAAGAATACCCTACCACAAAGGGGTATGCGTACCATAGTGTGAGGGTCATTCAGGCTCCTGATCACATGGTCAACCTGGATTAGCGGGAGGGGACTATGCACCTACAGCACAAAGAGGCCACCGCAACGCAGGCCGTGCAAGAACTCGCAGCCGAGCGGCTGTATATTGACGCGAAACAAACCGTGCTCACGGCGGGAGCATCTACCGTGCTTGCATTCCAGGGCACGCTGGGGCTTTTCGTGCTGTCTGCTGCAATCCCTGCGGGCGCGTGGCAATGGTATCCGTTCGGTTTCGGCTTGTGCGCGTTGTCGTTTCTGGCGTTCCTGATCCCGTATTTCACCTATAAAAAGTGGCGCTCCGATCTGGACTACGAGGCTGATCGCCGCGCCCTGATGCTTGATGCATACGAGGAAAAGCAAGGCGTCACTACAACAATCACCGCCAGCGAAACAACGATCACGGCAGACGACCCGGCCCGGCTGCTGCTGCTGCTGTTCTCGCTCTGGCAGCGACGGAACGAACACCCGACACCATGGTCTGTGCGCAGCCTGGAAGGGCCGCAATACCTGAGTGTTGATCGTCGCGTGTTTGGGACGGCACAAATCCACCTCGGACAGGTGCCGACGCGAGAACACGCCCAGCAAATTGCGGCCCGCCTGGAAAGCGCCCGCCTACTCTCAGGCAATGGCGAGCGCAGCACGCGCCGCTTGCAACCGCAAACGCTGGAGGAATTTTTGAATTTAACAATGCCGAGGGTACTCCGATGACAGACGATCAGCGACTAGCCACCGCCCGCCGCGAGTTGTATGGAGAATGGCGCCGCGCCGACTTGCAGCGCGTGCTTAACATAAAACAGACAAAGGCGGGCAATTTAATTCGGGAATGGGAAATTGCAGGATATATCGTCGTGCGATACTCTAGTACGGCGCAGGTATGCGCGTGGGCAGCCGACGAACCCGTGTCAGCGACAAACCAGACAGACGGACAGATGCACGCGTCCGCGCCCGCGAGCGTGCACACGCAACGCACGTACCGCACCCCTATGCCCTGGATTGTAGCAGGCATCGCGTGTGCGCTCGTGGTAGCTGCTGTGGCGTCGTTCGTGGCGCTCACTCGACAGAATGAGCCTGTAGCCGTCCAGCCGACACCCACAACGGCGCCCACTGCTACCCCGACAAATGTGCCGATGATCGCGGCATACTACGCGCCAGGTGGGGAGTATGCACAGGATATCCCCATCGGCGGGCCTGTAACCGGCACATACGGGCGCTATGTCCAGATTGACGGCCATCTCTGGATAGAGGCGCCCGATCTCGCAGAGCCGACGCCAGCGCCAACACAGACGCCGCATGTCATTGTCGTAGAGCAACCCGCACCGCTTGCACCGCCTGTGCAGGCACCCACGCCAACCGCTACCGCCGCGCCCATACTGCCGCCCGCCACCGTGCGAACATCGGCAGGCGTTGAGGTTGAGGTGGCAGCGACGGCAATCTCGGTCGGCTGGACGATTGCGTGCAATGCTGATGCGTGCGAGTGCTTTAGCGGCGCCGTGCCAGATGGCTACAGCATTGCACGCCAGAACGTTGTGCCAGAGATATGTATGCTAGCCGTGAAGCCGTAAGAGGAGGAATATATGAAGGCACTGACATTGACGCAACCCTACGCCACGCTAATAGCGATAGGCGCAAAACGCATCGAAACCCGTAGCTGGAGCACGCGCTATCGCGGCCCGCTCGCTATCCACGCTGCGAAGAGTTTGATGCCGGTGGGCGGCACCAATGGATTGATAGAACTCTGCTATACCGAGTTATTCGCCCGTGCCCTGGCTCACCACGGGTATGTTGTACAAATTCCTGGATATGCCACTCCGTTACCGTTGCCGTTGGGTGTCATCGTGGCGGTGTGTAATCTTGTCGGTATTACCAATACAGAGGCTGTTATTGATGGGTATCGCGTGCAACGCAGTTATCGCGGTCACGTCGTCTATTTTAGCGCAGACAGCGAGCGTGCCTTCGGCGATTACACCCCAGGGCGTTACGCCTGGCTCCTGGCCGACGTGCGCCCGATTAATCCGCCCATCCCAGCAACAGGCAGGCAGGGCCTATGGGAGTGGGTAGATAGGACGTAGCCCGCCTCGCCAACTCCCACTGCTGCCACCGCCACCGCCCGCCACTCCCGCGGGCTTTTTTGTTGCCCTGTCTCTTGTGTCGTATCATAATTCTATCAGGTATTTATCAGGCATTTATCATAGAACTGGCGACGCATCTGGAGTATACTGGAGTCAGTTGAGAGACAACGAACACACACAAGGAGACAAAACAATGGCAAACGGCAAAGCAAAGGCAGGCGGACAGTACGGTAAGAACGGTGAATTTTATCAGGGCGGTCAGTTTCTTCCCAGCAGCGAAAACACAATCAAAGGCGAGTTCGGCAGCACAAGCAAAAAGACCCGCACCACCCGTGTGCATCGCCAGAAAATCGGCCTGCGCGAATGGGCCGAGGTTCCCGAAGGCAAGCGTTCGATTTACCAGGAAGTGGCAGGCATTTTCGCTAAGCCCGATTGGGACACTGGCAAGCTGGTTTTGCACACAAACCCGCAGACGTTGAAGTATTTCAACAAAACAGAAGCGGAAGTACAGGAATTGGTGGATCGTTGGAATGCAGGCGAACGGTGGATGTAGATGACCACACACATAGTAGCCCCGCCCGTGGCATTGTAACGGGCCAGGAGGATAGAATGTTTTACGCAATCGAACACCGTTACGGCTCAGAGATGGTAGATCAGGATGGCGATTTGATTGGACGTGTTTTGCAGTTCACGCGCCGCGCTCTGCGAGATGCATGGGTAGAGGATGGCCCGCCAATGTTGAGCGAGCCGGGTTTTCGAGAAGCATTGCGCGCCCGTCATCCAAAGGTACGCAAGGCGTACCATCTGGAGGATGGCGATATCGAGGCATACAAGATCATCGCAAAAACCCGCGTCCAGAACTCGCCCAAGCTTCGTCCATATTGGCATGAACTTATTGACTACGATTGGTGCCATTCCACGTCCTGGCAGGTAATTGCGACAAGCGAAGAACGGGGCCTGATCGAATGGGCACAGACGGTGCGAGAGCAGGCGGCAGAAGCGGTGGAGTAGAGAGGACATTATGAAACCCGACCTTCATTTTCTCAACACAACCGCACACGCGCTGCGTCTGGTTGAGACAGATGTGGAAAACAACACGTTCATTTGTGACGACGCAGTAACATTCCCCGATGGCCCATACGTTGGATGCTGCCAGACGCTCCGACAGGCATATGTGTTTGGCGAGCAACCAAACATTGTTAGCCGCTATAGCGTGGATATCCTGGATAGTAATGGTGACATTATCCAGGAAATAAATCTGAGCAAGTTGCAGTTTGACACCTTGCGTCGGGCGTTGGTTATTTAAGACAACACAAAGCGCGGCGAGGGTATGCTCCCGCCGCGCCCTGCTTTCCACATGCATTGCGCCATATCCGATGGCACAGCCCCATTATAACACAAAACGCCGCCCCTCTCTCTAGGGCGGCGTCTCGCGGTGAAGGTAGCATCAGGAAGTATCATCCACAGGGCTATTATACCACACTCCGAATAACATTCAACGTCGCGCTGTAATCTGCCGGTGTCGTCGCCTGCCCTTCCATAAGGTTATTTAACTGCTCTGCGAACGTTACCAGGCTTCCCAACTGCGCCGCCGTGAATGGGAACCCTGCGCCAGTCAAATCGGCGTCGCTAATCGGAAGCGCGCCCCCACTGTTGTAGCCGTTGTCAAAGTAGATGCTGTACGCCGCCTGGAGTGCCTCGTGTGCCTGTGCAATCGCCGTGCCTGAATTGACCATCGATTGTACTAATGTTGCCTTATCCATAGATCCTCTCTCTCTGATAGAACTCCCGCGCCACACCAGCCGGGCGCATCATCCGAAACGGTTGCGGTTCGCGCACGGCAGACGGCGCCAGTTCCGGCGTGTTGCCTGCTGCGAGCCATCGCTGATACTCCTGCCAGTGTCGATTGCGCGGCTCGTCTGGAATGTGACGCCCGCTTGGAACGTGGTACCCGCCGCCGCCTTCGAGGAGTTGGTACATGGCTATAACTCCGCATCTATGTCAATAACAGCACCAGTGACGCTAGAACTTTCTCTGAGGTAGATGGCTTCACCTACTGTCATCGTGCCGGTAATGGTAACGGTTATTTGACAACCTCGTGTTGATATCGGCCCAAAAGTCAAGACAGGATCATTCGTCCCTGACGTTACCTGTTGAACATCAAAACCATCAGTGGTGCTTGTAATGGATGGGGCCACTCGTTTCTCAGTAAATGCATACGGTATCCTGGCTTCTGTGGAGGTCTGAACCCTGCCTGTACTGCCGGGCAATATGCCGCTTGGATCTTCGGCTCGTATGCGTTCAAAATACCATTGACACAGCGCAAGCTCCATACCAATCGGGCGCGGCTCGAATGGTGTGGTAAAGTTACCTTCGCTTACCTTTATCGTCTCATAATCCAGTAGAGTGTTTTGTGCTATGTCAGTTGTCACATAAAGCAATACACAGAGATTATTAAAACTACTATTTAACGTAACGGTATGACTGAAATCTTGCCATGTATTCGCAGTCAGACTGACAGACCCCTCTGTCCCTGCTACAGTAAAATTAGCGGCAAGTGTTACGGTAGAACCCCAGGAGGATATGAGATCGTTTGTTATAACATCCTCGGTGCCACCCCATTGCACAACAACTACTTTTATTGTCACATTAGCACTGCAACGCAAAGATCCGGATAGCGTCACTTCATTGCTTCTCAGGTGTTGGCAGTTTACCCCCTCTATATACTGTACCGTTCCTATTTGTTGGGATGTGGAATCAACCTGACCCAACCTTGCCGCATATCTTTGTGTATTGCCACCGATGCGTTGTATATCTACGCTATTAGCAATCTCTGATAATATTTTCCAACGATCATAACCATAGTCAGTATCATCTATTGTTGTAGACGTAGTAGGAGTGTCCAACCTCTGTGTAATAGCCCCATTCGGATTGAGCACAATATTTCGAAATGCCGTGTCATCAGCCCATTCCGGCGCCGTCTCTGCGCTGTTGACGGTGAGCCGCTGCCCTGCTGTGCCGATGCCGAGCCGCTGCAACCCAGAGCCGTCGCGGTAAATAACATCCCCTTCGGTTGTCGTCGGATCTATCAAACTTGACGCATCATCGGGCACCCACTCGCCTGCTACAGCGTCCCACGTGACGACCTGGCCCGCTGTGGCGCCTGTCTGGAGGAGTTGGTTGAGCCGGATACCGGCAGAGTTAACGACGTTTTCAGCAATATCGTTCGCCTGTGCCAACACCGCGTCGGTTTGCTCGTCCTGATCGCGCTGAATGCGCTGTTGCCTTTTGCGCTCAATCTCTGCGGCGCGCTGCTGAAAATCCATTATTGTTTGACAACCTCCACCAGCGCCGCGATATTCGAGAGTGACGACACGTCAACCCGCGACACTGTGGCGCCGTTCCAAATCCCGACTTCCGGCGTACCAGAGAAATCGAGCATGAGTGACACCAGGCTATTCGTCGCCCGATCTGCTCGTATCCATCCAATCGTTTCGCCAGAGAGCGCTACAATGCTATAGCCTGGCGACGCGCTGAACGGGTTTGTCACCTCGTAAATGCCCGATGCTGTCGGCCCGGCTGATCCTGCCGCATACACGAGGCGATTATTGATCGTTGTCGGGATGGTAAATGCCGCCGGTGCCGATGATGTAGAGGATGACGGCCATGTCGCAACCTCGACAAAAGCAAATGGAAAGAATGCTGTCAGGTTAATTACCGCGGCACTCCCGCGATAATCTTCTTTTGCTAATAAATTACCCTCGTCATCGGTGAAGACCATCTGGCGATTGTCCGGGTATCGATCTGCCAGGAACCATGCGTTATCCGCTCCGCCTGCTGGCGATGGCTCTACGAGCGTACCGCTTGACGTGAGATATGCAACCCGATCGAGCGGGAAATTTTGACTAAGAACCAGATCGCCATCCTGGCCGGGGCCGAATGAGAGATACCGCAGCGGCGATGTTGCCGCGACCGTTGTTTCGCTGCCTGTAAGATCTGTGCCAATAAGCGCGTACACGTCATAGCCTGTCGTTTCCACATTGGATACCCACCGCCCAAGCGTCTCCGGGTCGTAATCAGCACGGTACAGATTACCCGACACAGTCGAGGAAACAGAAATGACGATCTCACTCCACGTCTGTGTACTGATTGTATAGCGCCACAGCGGGCTGTGCGACGTGGTTCCTGTTCGCAGTTTGCCGCCGCTATCGCTGACACTGGCAGCAGCGCCGGCATGGATAACGGCGATCAATTCGTCAGTGTTAATCGGATTACCAGAGAGCCAGAGCACATGCGTGAGCGCCGCCGGAATGCCGCTATTGCGTAGCGTCGGCGTGCCGCCCGTTGCGCTGTTATACTCATAGATGCCCGCCGATGCAACGCCCTGCTGTGCCAAGAAAAACATGTATGCAAATTCGAGCTTCGTTGCGCCCACTGGCAGGTATCCAATGGCAGTAGTAGCGGTGCTCACATCGTCAATCCGCAACAGCGTGGTGATGTCGTTATTGATAATTTTTAGCGTGCCCTGGTTCGTTCCTGTGCCAACATCCCCAATGTAGCAGAGATCGTTAAAGGGGCTGTCGCCCCCGACGGCGCCGTCTCGCAGCAGCGATGCAGTATTCCCGCTCGTGTTCGTGCCAATATCAGTCGCGTCAAAATTGACGCCGTTTTGCAGCAACAGGTAGAGGTTGCCCGACGCGTCCCCGGCGATGTAGCCCGGCTCGGTAGCAAGCGGCGTGATCGCCGTGAGTGACGTAGGCGCGGCGCCCACCGCGCTCCAATCCACAGTATAGCCCTGCTGAATTTTGAGCGCATCTGTGCTGCTCCCAGCGCTGCTGAATGCCGCGGCGTTGCCCCACGGCGCATCTGCAAGTTGCTCGGCTGTGCTGCCCCCGGCCCCGGCGATTGCGGTAGCCCACGACGCGCCCCCGTCAAAACTCTCCAGCACATTGGCACCCTCGCAAATACGAATGTAGTCTGCATTGTCAGGTGGCGTGCTCACGTCGGCAATGGCAGCATTGGAGCGCAGCAGGGTGAACGATGCGCCCTCGTCAGTCGAGAGGTATAAATCACTCCCCGCCGCAACGAGCACAATGGTCTGCTCTTCCTCCGGTATCCAGATAACGTCAATCTGTGTATTCGATGGGTGCGTCCATATGAGCGCGGTAGGGTCTGGATACAGCCATTGATACAGCGCGCCGTCATCCCAACCCGACCACGCGCCGTTGGGATTAAATTTTGACACCGCCGTGCAGGTTTGCCCCGCCCTGGTATGCGCCGTCCAGCCATCGACGGTCAGGAGCCGATGCCCATTGCTGCCTGTTGCCGTTGACAGCGGCCTGAACAACGATTGCACGTCAACGGTGTCCAGCGATTTGCTGATGCTCTGTGGTGTCTTTACGCCGTCGTCAACCTCCAGACTGATCGTGACACTGGTGGGATCGCCTGTGTCCAAGACAAACGATGCCGTGTTGCCCGTCACGGGTGTGGAAGGCGTCGGCGTGGCGCCCGTGACCGTCCATGTGCGTGTGCCATCGTCTGATTGCGTTGCGTCAACGTGCACGAACAATCTATCTGCCAGGCCCGCGCCTGTGTCGATGGGTTCGGTGTCCACGGTGAGCGTGAAATCAACAAACAGCGGCGGCTCTTCGGGGTAACCAGGATCGGTGATACCAATTTTTTCCTTATCATCGTCGCTGAACCCGGTGCCTGTCAAATCCGGAACGCCGAGCGAGCAGTTCAGGGTCATTGTTCCCTGGCTGGTATCGGCACTCCGAACAATCGCCGTCGTGGCGACAACATAGCCCTGTCGATTGGGGATGTCCAGTGTAATCGTTGTCGCTGGTAGCAGATCAGCATCCATCGCGCACGGGATCTGAAGTGTGCGTTTTGCCCGGATGCCCTTCGCCGTCTCGCGTTTTGCAATCAACTCGCAAACGGCATTAGACTGCGCAAAGCGATACGTCCCGCTGCCTGTCTTACCTGACACACCTGTCGCGGTAAAGGTGAAATTTGGCGTCGTGCCGTCGCTCAACTTTCGGCCCCGTGCCACCCATCCGGCAATAACGCTCTCGAAGCTGCCCGCCTCGTCACTATAGCCCGCATAGATGCCGCGCTGATCACCTGTCGGATCGCCATAGATATAGGTGTGCGCGCCCGTCTCTTGTGGAATGTCCAGATCATACGAGACGCGAATGACGCCCCCCGGCGTTACCCAGATGGCACACGACGCGAATTTCATTAGTTCGTCTATCAACTTCGCAACGTTCTCAGCGCCCGCCTCCAGCGTGATACTCTCCACTGGGCAAAGATTGAAGTCAGTCCCTGGATCGTAAATGTCGCCTATCAACGCACTATCAATGCCCGCATCGGTGAGCAGATCCGTAACGGCGTCGGTAAACGGGCGATCATTCCAGGTGAGGTCACTACTTAGAGGTTTGTCGATTTGCCCGAGGATATCAATCAGTGTAAGGCGAAAGCCGAACGGCGCCACGCTCACCACGGGCTGATCGGCAAACCCGGTAAAAAACCGACGCCGCGCCGTCACTCCATCAACGCCCGCCGCATTGATTACCACGTAGGCAGACAGCGGCTCGCCTGTCGTGATCTCGACATACCTATCGAGTACCACCGTGCAATTGCTGCGCTGCTGATTGTATCCAATGCGGCGCCGTGGGAACGTCACGCAACGATAGTACACGCCGTCAATATAGACGGCAGCATTCCACGTGACGTGCCGATCTGTAACAGGAAATGGAATGGTCAACCTTCAAACCTCAGTGTACCTGCATACTCATAATCCGTGCAACTCGCGAGCAATTCGGTGAGCGTCACGCCGACCAACGTCACGTCATACGTGTTTGTGCCATCGCTGAGTTGCCCCGGCTTGCCATACAGTTGCGAGACGTTGCGCAACTTCAGCGCGTCGGCAGTCGAGCAACGGATTTGGAAATCGCCGCCTTTGAACACGAGCGGGCCGTATCCGAACACATCAACACGTCCCGCGATGCCGCCAATGAACATATTCGTTTCGTAACGCGCCTCTCGCTGCGGTGTCAACTTCGCATTATCGCCTGCTTGCGGCTCGAATGTTGCGGTTGTGCTACCCACGGTGAATGTCCATGCCACTAGCGCACCCCTTGCTTCAGCACATCATCTTGCCCGTATTCGAGCGCTGCCATAATGCGCGCCGCTGCCATGTCCGCAACCTGCTGCGCTCGCTCGGCACTATCCACGCTGCCGATGTTCATATTCATAGACACGCTCGCATTACCGCGCCCCATCGCGCTACTTGTGACGCCCGCCGGAAGTACCGCTGATGCCCGCCCAAGGTTGACGAGTTCCCTCCCCTGCTCCCCAACAACCGTCCAGCCGGAGCCTGTGCCGCCCATAGCGCGCTGATCAAATTGCGACGCCACAACCCCGGCACCCTCTCGAAGATCAGTACCCCACTGCGAGAGCCACTCAGGTGGTTTAATGTTGCGTAACTTCTCGCCCAAATTGAGGATGTTCCCAATAGCGTTCTGAATGGCCTGCCCGATGGCGTTGAATGCATTAATGATCGGGTCGATGAAATTGGAGCGAAACACCTGGAACCCTGCCACTGCCGCCGCGAACGCGGCATCGATATCAATCCCGAACGCAGCCATAGCCAGGCGCACAATCTCAACGATCATCTGAAATCCATTTTCAAACATTTGCGCGAAGGTCAGCACGAACTGGAGGCTGAACTGCTGAATAGTATTCCACGCGCCGCGCCAGTCGCCATCGATGATCTGGAGTGCCAGCGTAATCGCGGCTGTGATGGCGTCCAAAAACAATCCGACGGCAGTGCTGATTTGTTCCCATGCCATGGTCAAGATGCTGACAATCTCATCGCCGTGGGCAGCGATAAATGCTGCAACGCCCTGGAGCGCTGGCACAATCGTTGCATCTATCAACTGGATAGCAAGCGATATAATCGTCGTGATCTGCTGCCATGTCGTCTGGAAAAACATCTGAATACTGGCACCGTTCTCCTGGAGGAACGCCTGAATAATCCCGAACCCACTCTGCACGATGCTGGTAATGGCAGTGACAACCGCGCCGAATGTCTGCTGCAACATGGCCCATTGCTCGCCCAGCCCGATGGTCGCCATGCTGAAACTCTGCGTTGCTGTTTGCGCGCCCTGGAATGCGCCCTGGATAGTTGAGGCAATCGGCCCAATGACTGCCGTTATCTGGCTTGCCAATTGCTGAAATTGAAATATCAACTCACCAATAAACTGCACCGCCGGTTGCATCGCGTCGGGGAGGTGCCAAAGCCAGTCGTTAAGATAATCGCCATCTTCAAAAACAAATCTAAGATATTGCCCCAATGGCACAAGCACTGCCATCAAACCATCAAGGGCACCCACTGCCATATCAATCCACCCGGGCGCGTTCGTACCGAACCACTCAATAGCCGATATGATATGCGGCATGGCCTCATTGGCAATTTCGAGGAGTTTATCCCCAAGCGGTGCCAGCGCAGCCGTGGCCTCGCTCGTGATGCCTGCCCATAGCGCGCCGAATGTGCCGTACTGCCGCCCGCTCTCCTCGATCTCTGTACCGAGCGCCTCTACCCCCTCTAGCGCCTCCCCAAGCGCGAACGTAGCTTCGGCACCGAAGTCTTCAAAGGTAACGCCGAACGCCTGCACGCCCGCCTCTTGCCGAAGCAGGGGATCTTCGATACTTTCGATGCTATCTGCAATGCGCTCGAACGCCTGTCGCTGCGTAATCTCGCCGCGTGCGAACTGATCAAAGAGATCGGCGGTGCTCTCGTCAATGTCGCGGATGTTTTTGACAACTGCCGGATCGCGAAGGCGGATGCCGAATTCGTTGAAGGCATCCCCGACTTTGTCGGTGTTCATAAATCCGGCCTCAAGCCCCTCGTTGATCAATGCGAGGGAATCAAAACCGGTGACACCGAGATCGGCAAAATCATCGGAGTATTCGTTCAGCGTGTCGTTAAGATCGCCGAACCGATCAAGGCCCATTTCCTGGCCTTCGGTGAGCACGAGGAACGCTTCTTCTGCCGATGTTCCGAATTCATCCTGCACACGCTGTGCGCTGCGTGCCGCCTCTGTGAGATCCTGATCATACGCATCGGCTAGAAATAATGCATCCGCCGTCGCCTCGTCAAGCGCACCGCCGAAGGCCTTTTCGAGCGTTGCAACGCGCCCTTGTGCCGTAATCGCCGCTGCGCCGACGCCCGCAATGGCGCCCGCAGCAATGGTCGCACTTGCCGCGATGCCTGTTGCCGCCGCGCCCATCCCAGCAGACAGCGCGCCGCTGATGCGGTTGCCGCTGCGCTCCGCACGGTTAGCAACATCACGCGTGCCACGATCAAACTCGGACGCGTCCAGAGAAAGCAGGACATTCAATTGTTCTAAAACATCAGCCATTATGCAGTCTGTGTCCTATCCTCGCCACCGAGGGCCTGTACCCACATCCGTAAAATAGCGGCCTGCTCTTCAGGCGTCTGCGGCTTGGGTGGTGGCCTGTCGAATTTAGGCATAAAGTCTTCTGGCGCGTACGGCTTGCGACGTTTTTTCTTGTCGCGGTTTGTTTCGGCGATCACCGCCGCGATCATTCCAGAGCGCAGATCGGCGCGCTCTTCACCCCACGGATCGAGATCGTAGTACAGTTGCCACAGCACCCACGCCTCTGCACTCATCTCCTCGAGCAACGCGTATGGATTGACGATGTAACGCCCGCCCGCCTGCAACGCTAGTCGGTAGAGGAGACGCCGTTGAGGCTCGCGGATTTTTTTGCTAGCTCTTCCTGGCGCGCCTTATCGACGCCGCTGAACTCCAAAATCTCCGGCAGCAGTGTTGCCATGACTGCCGCTGTCCCTGGCAGGCTGTAGAGCAAGTCAACATCCTTATCAGAGTAGAGCCGCTCACCATCTTCGCCAACCATGACGCGTGCCAATACCTGCACGCCCGCCCGCGCCACATCGCCGCCCTCTTTTGCCTTCAAAAATACCTGCAAGTCTGCCGCTGACATCGGCACAATGCGAACATCCCCGCCCCACTCAGGGACAGGGATATCGCAGTACCGCTGCTCTCGTGCCTCGATTTGCTCGCGTGTGAGCAGCATGGTTCCTCCCTAATATAGTCTTGGGCTGCCCAACGGCTTGAGCGTGATGTTTGCCACAGCCCGACCATCGATTGGCGTTTCGATACTGAATGACATAACAAACGCCGTAACTTCAAACGTTGCGATTATATTACCACCATTGTTCTTGACTTCGACTTTCCAGTCGTGGTTGCATCCCGCAATCCAGTCGTCATAGAGCATCCGGTGTGATGTCTCGGTCGGTTGCCAGTTCACTACCATCTCGATATCATCGGTGGTTTTCAGACCACTGATGAACGTCGTGAAACCATCAGGCGTGTCATGATGGGTTGTCTCGATCTCGGCGGTCGAGCCGCCGGGCGGGTTGATCTGATTGATAAATGTGACACGTGTCCACTGCGGGTTGTTCGCGTCGCCATCGGAGCGCCACAGCGTCATACCGTATGCCCAGATGGCATCCCCTGTTGTTGGGCAGTTTGCCATGATGCCCTCCTTTAGCCCTGGTTGGGGCGGAATACTGCCGCCTTCGCCGTTGCGGTGCCAGTTTCCTCAACCGTCAGGTACACGAGCGAGCCGCCGTCAGGTACCCACCCTTCGAGTACCTCAAGTTCAAAGATGCAGAAGTCCATACCGTTGACCTCTTTCACCTTGTCGGCCTGCACACCATAGGGATTGTTGGTACCTTCCACGGTCGCGCTGATGGTATCGCCGGTAGACGCGGCATCGTTCCAGACGATCAACACGTCGCCTTTTTTGGCACTAAAACTATTCGCGCTGGCGCCCGTGTCCAGATCAACCCACGCGCCTGTGGCCGCGCCATTTGCCGACGCCAGCGATGGGTACGTCCCTACGCCCTCCACTACGGTAATCGTCGCCATATCTAGCCCTCCTTGTGAGCTTCTACATAGAATGAATGATCAATTCTGAATGGGTCATCGATATCGATGTGGCTGTCGAACGCGACCGGCTCCGCTGTGGCAAAGCCCGCCGCCAGTAGCACATCGCACAGGCGCGGCACATCCCAGACGTAACGATGCGGGTCACGCGCCACGTTAAAAATGACAGCGTTGACGTAATCAATCGGTTGCGGCTCTTCCACGCCGGGAATGGCAGAGCACACGAACTGCGTAAAGCCTGTCCAGTCAGACACATCCCCACGCACATAGTCAGCGAGGAGGCGCGGCACATCTGGCAGCACGAGCCGCACGACGCCACCAGGCAACAGCGCCCTGTGGCACTCGTCAATCAGTTTCAACGCGACGGCATAGTCGAGATGCTCAAGGACGTGCGATGCATAGATGTAGTCAACGCTGTTATTGAAAAATGGCAACCCCTGGCGGATATCGTGCGCCTTGACGCCTGCACGGGGCGCGCTGTCAATGTTAATCCAGCCATCACGCACGTCGCTCCCGCATCCCAGGTTTACCATCACGTGACGCGGCGCGCCGAATGATTGACGGTTGAAATAACACAAAACTTCGTCCACAAAGCGGAAATCCTCGGGACATTGCTCGTACAATTCCTGGATGAAAATCCCATCGTGCACGGGCAGTTCGCACCACCGCAGGTCGCCAATCAGATCACGACGCAGCACGAACTGCGCTGTATCGATACTGCCGATGCGAACGTTCTCCGGCGCAGCTTTCAACAACCGTCGCGCATCCGCACGTTCCTGCGAAAACACGAACGCCCGCGCATCCGGATGCGCTGCGATTTCCTCCTCGAGCCGCCGAAAAAACGATGGGTGTACACTGTTGTCATCGTCCAGTATCCAGACCCACCCATCACGGATGCTGGAGAGTGCCGCGTCAACGTTGCGCGCCATATCGGCCCGCCCATTACCCGGATGTGTGGCGCCATGTGGATGGATGATGTAATGCCGAATATCCAAGTTGTGGCCCTCGGCAGCGTTCAGGCTGTCGAATATGCCCGGTAGGTATCCCGGCCTGCTCAATGCGGTGATAATGGTTAGTGTTGGGTACTCGCTCATGCCTCAATCCTGTACATCTTCTCTTCGTTTATATCCGGCCAGAGTGTCACGAACGCGCCTTCCTGCATGTCGATATGCCCACAGACGATACTGGTGTCGCACACCTGTTTGACACCTGCCATCCGGCAATCGAATGCAAAATACGTATCTTGCGAGCTATGCGCCCCTTCTCCAATGCGATGCTCTGCACGGTAGCGAATGCGCTCCAGGACACGGCGGCGAATGAGCGTGAAGCCATTGCCCTGGCCCTCGCATTCGATAACCTTGCCCCACGCGGCCCGCGCCCGCTCTGGGAAAAATGAGAGCGATTGACCTGTGAACGTCACGTTATCCATTGCTGGGAACGCATTCCAGCGAAAGAATGGCGGCTGCCGAAAACAGTAGAGGGCATAGCCAACATCCGCGTCGTGCTTGTCCAGCGTTGCAAGCATCCGGGTGAGCACGTCTTTCTCGAATACGATATCCTGCTCAACCGTCAGTAGGTAGTCATAGTTACCACGTAAGCAGAGATCGCGAGCTTGATTGTATTTCCAGGCGATGCGTGTTTTCGCGTCGGCTATGTGTTCGTCACCACCTCGCAACATCACAATATCAGACTGGTATGCGCGGCTGTGTTGCAACTGGAACAGACTATCCAGGGTGCGGCGATGAATACCGGTATGGATGGGGATGGCAATCAAAACATTAGACATAGCGACACACCACCTCCACCCCGGCGTGCTGCCAGTTCTCTTGAAACCACCCACGAATGACAGCCCGTAGCGCAATCGTTGACGCTGGCACATCTTCCGCCCGCGTCATATCAATATATGCCGTCTCGCCCGCGTTCGTTGTCTGGTAGATCAGCGGCGGCTCGTATGCGTACCAGGTTTCGCCGTCGGGGCTGTGCTCAATCTCCACTGAGACGTGCCCAC